GAAGAGTTCGTGTTGCGTGGCGGTGAAGCGACCATCGTTCGCGACAAACCGATCATCGTGGTCGAACAGAAACGCGATATGGCCCGCAAGTTCGGCCTTCAACCGCTCGGCGCCGTGAAGTTTCTCATCAGCTTGGGTTACATCGTGGTCGAAGAAATCAGCGGAGACTACATCATGAAGGTGAAGCCATGAACACTTTGCATGTGCACAAAAGAGCTGCGGGTGGTTGGCGGCTTGCTCGATCAAAGCAAGTACGTGGTGGGCGAGTCTTTCTACTCAAGAAAAGTGCGGTGCACGCAGCGCGAAAAAAAGCAGCGTCGAAAGGGCTGACGTTGTACATTCACCGTCGTGACGGCACGGTTGAGCGGCGGGTGCGATGAGAGTCTTCATCGGCTACGACGAACGCGAGCACGAAGCTGCGAAGGTGGCCGCCAAATCGCTGCGTGAAGTGGCTCACGGCGAGATCGAGCCTGAGTTTCTTGCGCTACCGAAACTCATCGATCAAGGTTTGATCTGGCGCGCGTTCGACCGACGTGGCGGGCAAGGCTACGATCTAACGGGCAATGAGACCTTCAGCACCGACTTCAAGTTCACGCGCTTCTTGGTGCCGATGCTGGCGCAAGAAGGTTACGCACTCTTCGTAGACTGCGATGTGGTTTTTCTTCGCGATCCTCGCGAAATGTTTGGTATCGTACAAGCGCATCACGCTGTGAGCGTCGTGAAGCACGAGCAAGTCGTGCGACCAAACACGTTCAAGATGGTGAACCAGGTACAGACCGACTATCCGCGAAAGAATTGGTCAAGCGTGATGCTGTTCAATTGTCATCACCCCGCGAACCGTCGGCTCTCACTACGCGACGTGAATGAGCGTCCTGGTCGTGCGCTGCATTCGTTCTACTGGTTGCACGACTCCGAAATCGGCGACCTTGAGCCGCGATGGAATTGGCTTGTCGATGCTGAACCCCAGCCCAAAGACGCGGGTATCGCGCACATGACCCTCGGAGGGCCGTGGCTGCGTGGGTGGCAAGGCGGAAGCTTCGACGACGCATGGAAGGCTGCACGTGGGTAAGCTGGATCAATGAGCAACATCACGAAACTGGAATAACTGTGGGGTTCTCGATGCCGACTAGACGTTCCACACCGATCGACGAAAGCCAATTGCACGTCTACCCGTGCGATGACCTGCGTGAGCACGTCATCGATCCTGATGTTGAGTGCTGGTGCAAACCAACGATGACTGAAGACGGCATCCTCGTGCACAATTCGCTTGACCGCCGCGAGTTGTACGAAACCGATGACGGTCGCATGCTTCGCCACTAGGAGATCATCGTGAAAAATTGGATCGCTGGCGCTACGAAGAACAAGGGCGCATTGCATCGCAACCTAGGTGTACCGGAAGGCAAGACCATCCCGAAGGTGAAGATCGCTGCGGCTGCCAAGATGGGCGGCAAGGTCGGGAAAGAAGCGAAGCTTGCGCAGACCCTTGGGAAGATGCGCAAGAAATAGAAAGGCCGCCCCGAAGGCGGCCTTTTTCGTTTCGACGCGAAACACCCTTAGGGCTGCTGCGCAGCCACATCGGCCGTGAGTTGCGCAAGATCGGTACTGGTCTTCGCCGCTGCGGCTTCCAAGTCGGCCATCGTCAGCGTGCCGGCCGCTTTCTGCGACTGGAAGTTCGCCCAGAAAGCAAGCCCTGCGGTTAGCACTTGGTCGGCAAGCACGCCGTAGGGGCCTGCCAACGGTAGCAGCGCTTGGGCAGCAGCTTCAGCGAGTTGAGTGTTGGTCGGAACGGGAGCTGTCGTGTCGGTCATGGCTTGACTCCAGAAGCTGCGGAAGCAGCGGTTGCCGCTGCTGCGGCATTTGCCGAGCGCAGGGTGATGAGGGCGATGTCGAGGCCGGCCTTGGCGTCAGTCAGACCTTTCAAAGCGTTGCGGGCATCCGAACCCTTCAGCGTGCCGTTTTTTACCGCAGCGTCGGCAGCGAGAATCGCGGCGTCGAGCGCTTGGTATGAGACTGTGGTTGATGTGATGGCTTGCTGCGCCGAAGACGGTGGTGTGCCGCCGCTGGTCGTCGGCAGTGCGCAGCCAGCCATGATGAGCATGCACGCGGTGAACGCGAGTGCTCGGTAGGAGTTGAAGAAGCGGTGCATCATGGTTAAGGTTCCTTCGGGGTTGTGCCGAGGTCGGCGGAATCAGTGTTCAGACTCTTCTGGGGCCACAGACGCGCAACGATGCCGATGACGCTTGTGATGATCGGCAGCACCCACGCCGGCACCGGAAGATGCGTGACAACAGCTTGCTGCTGGTCAAGCGGAAGAGCGAGATAGACCGCGAACATGGCGCCGGTCAAGCTCATCGCCCAATTGCTCGCCATCTTCCATGAGTTGCTTACGTTGGTCGTGATCTTGTCTTTCGTTTCAGGGGTCATGCTTTCTCCTTGATGCCAAGGGCCAGTTTTGCCGCGGCCCATCGGGTCTGACGATCCGCAAGTCCGTTCATGCCACCGTTGATGCGCTTCGTTAGCCCGATGAAGTCACCTGTGTCGGCGAAAACGTTGCAGCCTTTCCATCGCCAGAACGCACCCGAACTGCGGCATGCGTTTTCGGGATTATCGAGCAGCTCGGGGTGATTCTCCAAGTCGAGCTTCATGAACTCGCCAATCTTGCGCATGTTGAAGCGACCGGTGATCTGGATAGGCCCGCGTCCCCGGAACCGAAAACCATCGCCGATCTTGGTGTTGCCAAGGTTGAACGACAAGCCACCAGGCGGATCGTAACTACGTTGCGTAGGCGTCGGCCCCCACAACTCATGCAACCACATCAGACCACCCGATTCATGCCCCACCTGAGCAAGGTAGGCGGCTTGTCGTGCAGGTGTGTCGATCTCGAATTCAACCATCGTGGCTGTGAAAAACGGCGCAAGCTCTTCGGCGCGCTTGAGGTTTTGGCAGCCAGTACAAGCTGCGAGCAGCCCAGGTGTCATCGTTTAGCCTGCTGCGGTGAACCGACTTGAGCTTTCAGCACAGCAAGGCTTTCGTTTGCGCCTTGAATGCTCTGCTGCACCCCACGCAGTTCAACGCGGAACGCTTCGATCGCCGTCTTCACGTCTTCGCGGTCTCGTGCAGTGGTGACCTTCACCATGTCGATGTCGGCTTTGATTTGCGTGCGGTCTTCGCGATAGGTTCCATAGGCAACGCTCGCACCGACGACAAGCACACCGATTTGAAGCAGCGTGCCCGTCGAGACAGTAGGGTCGAAACGAAAGAACTTGTGCCGCCTATCCGAGTCTCGATGTAACCCGTCAAGAGGCATGCGGTCGGTGTCACTCATGATCATTGGATTGGACGCGCCGCGCCCCCTGCTGGTCGTGATCGAACGAAAGGAACGATCGGTTTTTGCATGTCGGCCAATGTGCCTTCAGACGCTTTGCGCAGCGCTGAAGCAGCGAGCCCCCGAATCAAACCGGCATCGACACGATTTCCGAGAGTCGTACCGAAACGCTCGTAGAAAAAAGCTCGTACTTCGTTGATGAGTCGGCGCACGAATGGCAGATCAGGGTGGTCTTCGACGAGTCGCGCGGCAACTTCACGCATGAACGTAGGGCCGCCCTCAGTGAGCTTCGAACCTCGATCAACGTAGCGACTTTTCACGCTCGACCATGCTTCTTGGACTTCGGGTGTGCGACGCAAAGCTTTCAGCTCATCGAGCATCACACCGTAGCGCTTCTCACCCAGCAAGCGCACGATTCCAAAGTGCTCGCCCAGCTCATGCATCAGTACACCGGGTGTTTGCTCCGCAGTGAGTGTTTTGTAGTACAGCGTCGCAGCCGGTTTTGTGGTCGATGAACCTTGGTTCAACGTCGCGCCGATGTTCGCACGTCTTGGTGACGCGGCCTCGTACTTCAAGATGCCTTGGTCAACGAGCCCCTGGATGAACTTGTCGCCGAACTTCTCACGAAGCACGGCGTCCATCGCTTCGGCGCTTCCTACCGGTCGGCGCCCGGCGTTGGCCGCCCCGCCGCGGTTTTGAGCGGGCTCTTCACCGTTTTCTTTGAAGATTTCTTCGGATTCTTCGGGTTTACCTTTGTTACGGTCTTCTTGCTGTAGACGACCGGGCTGATTGTCAGGTTGGGTGTCAGGGCCACGTTCACTCTCCTTCAAGACCCGAGCCCGCACTTCGGGGTCGGTGATGTTGCGTGCCACGATCTGTGCATCGGCGCCGCCACGAATACGCGCAGCTTCGTCCTTCACAAACTGATCGACCTTCTCGGGGTAGTTGCGCTTCCACAGTTTCCACGCTGGCGGTTCGGTCTTGCCACTCGGCATGATGCGCCCGTCGTGCTTCTCGTTGAACGCCTCGTACAACGCGCGGCCGATGCCTGAGCCTTGCAACTCCTTGTCCACTTTCACGATGTTCACGTTCGCGTTTTCGCCAAGCTGCTTGGCTTGCCCACGTTCGAGGTTGTCGCGCAAGTACCCGACTTTCTTTCCGTCCTTGTAGGCGTCGAACCCGCCTGGCACTTCGCGAATCTCTACACCGGCTCGGGCCGCTGAAGTGCTGTCGGGCCGGGCGGGCTCGGATTCGGCGCGAACTGCTGAAGTGGGCTTTGCATTGGTTTCGCTTTGCCAAACGGGTGAGGTGCCGTCACCCCCACCGGATGCACCAGCCCGTTCAGCCCGGGCGGCATCGCTTTCGCTGCTGCGAACAGTTTGCTCGGTTTGAGTCTCATGGGTCTGTCCTTCTTCGTTGATGCGCGCGATCTCTCGATCGAACGCGCGTGGGCTGCGCTCATGCTGGCGCACCGCTGCTTCGACGGCTTTTTCGTCGTAGCCGAGCGCACGCGCAACATCGCGCGCGCGACCGGCGTCTTCTTCACCGAGCTGATGATCGGTGCGCCACTTCTTGTCGGCCTCGATCAGCTCGGGTGTGAGTTCGGTAGCTTCACCAGTCGGGATCGGTTCTTCACCGAGTTCAACGCGTTCAGGTGTGATCTCGGTTGCCTCACCAGTCGGAATCGTTTCGTCGCCGGGCCCCACGGCTCTTGATCTCGATGTTCGAGCGCTCGGTTGCTGCCACCTCACCAGGCCGACCAGTCGCAAGCGTGTCGGGAAGGTCAGGACGACCAGGCACGGCCGGGATGTCTTTGCCGGCACGCTTCGACGGAGGTTCGACGCGACGATCGGCCACGAGTCGCATGGCTGGCTTCTCACCCACCGCCGGAACAAGTCCGGGCTCTGCACCGCCGCGCGGCGCCCCGCCGCCCGCACCGGGAGTTGTCTCCCAATCAGGCGTCAGATCACCCAATGGGCCGGGGCCGCCGGCCGGCGGAGGTGCTTGTGGGCCACCTGCGCCGGGTGATGTGGTGGGTTCGGGCGGGGGCTCTGGGGCCGCTGGCGCGATTTTCTTTGGCCGCTTGCCCACAAGTGCACGGGTGAGCTTTGGCCCAAGTGTGTTGTAAGCCACGGCAGCCGGGTACCCGCCCGCCGCTGCTACCGCAGTCTTACCTACATCCTTGATCGCACCATAGACGAGACTGCGTTCGGCCGTGCCGCTACTGGCTGGTTCTTTGATAAGTTGCCCCACCTTCGCGAGGTCACCAATCGGGCCGCCCATGCTGCGCGCCATGAATTGCTTGCCCTGTTTCGTCGCCGTGACGCGCGCCATCAACGCGGATGGACTTACTACACCGTCGATCGTCTTGGCGACAAGCGGCTCGACCATCTTGCCGTAGGCGTACTGCCGACGAAAGTCTTTCAGAGGCGTCGCATCGGCGGGCTCGACATGCTTCTCGACGGCATCTTGGATGATGTCTTGAAGATCATTCAAACGGCGACCGAGATCGTTGCCTGCTTCGGTGCGTGCACGCGTTCCGATCTCCGAGTTCAGTTCCTTCAGCGCGGTTCCGTTGATCACACCGTCATCATCGGCCTTACTCACCAACTCGTCGATGTAGTTTCCAAGGATGCGCTTATCGTTGTCGGTAGCGAACTTTTCACCCTCGCGACGCAACCCTTCAGCCGCATCCCGTAGGCCGGTGTCGAGCGGCACCGGGGTGCGCTCCATGATGTCGCCGATCCCTTCACCCGAGCGAGTCATTGCTTTGTCGAATGTCTCGGGGGTAAGCCGATCGCCCGTTTCCTCGGGGTTGATCATGTCAACCAAGTTGCGTGTGAACGCAACTTGGTTGGGCACCTTCTTCGAGTTTGCAAGCGGCACATCGGAAGACGCCTGGCCTACCAGTTTCGAAAACTTGGCGTTGCCCACAACTTGGTCGGGCCGCACGTCGATCGGGTACTTGAGGTCACCTGCGATCTGTGCCACTTTGGCGAGTTCGGGGTCAACGCCAAGTGCTTTACGCGCACCAGCCTTCACAACGCCCCCCACAGCTTCGGTAGCAGGTCGCACCGCTTCGCGGGTCATCGAGGCCGCAGGTGCAACGCCCGAGTGGATTGCCCCCAACTCACCTATGTGCCCGACGACGGGCGTCATCGCCTGCATCACAGGGCCGATGTTTTCTTCGACCATGCGCTGACCTTCGCCCGTTCGCGGTTCGTAAGTCAGTTTCTGCGCGCCTTCAGCGACAGCTTGCTCGACGTTAGCTGCGCCTTGCTGCGTACCATACTGGCCTGACGCGATGCTGCCGGTAACGCCGCCAACAAGACCCCCGGCTGCGCCGATCGCGCCGCCGGTAAGCGACGTGACGAGGTTCAGCCCCGCTTCGACGGCACCAACGATTTTCTCCGTGAAAGTCGGCGGCTGCGCGGGTACCGGGCGCGCGGTGGCAGGTGGCGCGGCTGCGGTCGGGCCTTGGGGGACTGCTTCGTTCGTACCTGGGGTCGGCGTAGTTTGAGCAGGCGCGGCGCCAAACTGTTCCCATGGGCGCCCGCCTGCGTCAGCCGCCGCAGGCGTCGAACCAAACTGTTCCCACGGCCCACTCACGGCGCACGCTCCCAACTTGTTTGTTGCGCGGGGTCACCGCCCTTGAAGCGGTAGCCCTGCATCACCGTACCCACTGCGGGCGGGGTTGGAGCACCGCCGGGCGCCGGAAGTCCTGTGCCCCGGCCAGCCTGCCCCGCTTCACTGTGCGTGATCTGCCGATTCATACGCAGCCGCGGTGCAAGTGACTTCATTTGCGCGTCGTACCATGCATCGAGAGCGCGAGGCGACATGGTTGGCTTCGCCACTTCGATTTCAGCTTGGTGCGCCTTGTCCGTCATGCCAACGCCGCGCATCACGCCCGCGATCGTCATCAGCGCATCGTTGCGCTGCGTCATGTACGAAGTGAGATCGGGGTCATTGGTCTTGCCTTCGACCCAAGCCTGCATTTGCCCGATCGGCTCGATGTTGCTGAAGTTGACCTTCTTCCCCGCGGTGACCATGTTTTGCATGATCTCGGGGAGCGATTCAGCGATGATCGCCTTTTGACGGAACGTGGCGTTGCGTGCAAGTTGGATGTCGCCCGACTTCGCAGCAAAGTCAGTGCCGGGGTTCGTCAGTTCGGCATCAGCGAGAAGAGAAGCTGTGCGGCTGTTGACCCGCGCCATGTCAAGGCGGCCCTCGGTCACTGCGCCTTTTGGCCCGAACAAGGCCGCGTTCTGTTGAGGACTGAGCCCCGCAGCGCCGTGCTTCAGTGCGACGGTGGGAGTGGTGGCCTGCTGCGCCTCCGTTACGCCACCCTTCTTCGCTGCGCCCGCGATTTCCTTGTTGATTTCGCCAAGGTCACCTTGCGCGCGCTGCGCCGCAGTGGTGTCACCACTCTTCGTCGCTGCGTCAAGCCGCGCTTGGATCGCGCCGCGCTCGGTTTGCAACACCGCCAAAGCATCGTTGTCGCGAGCCTGCTGCGTAGCGGCCGGAATCACTCGACCGCTGACTCCGGTTGCCGGAGCAGCGGTAGGCGCCGCCGCAGCAGGTGTGCTTGTTGCGAGTGCGCCAGCCACGCCAGACGAAGACGGAACCCCGTTTACTTTTCCGGTAAGTGCCTGCGCTGCGGCGGTGAAATCGCCGCCATACTGCTCATCAGCGAGCTTTCGAATGGACGCGATCTTCACCCCTGTCGGGTCTGCCGATCCCGCAGGCAGCAGTGCTCGCGCGTCACCATGCATCGCGTAGTAGGCGCTCAAGAAACTGTTCGAGTCACCGCCCAGTTCTTTCACGCCTTGCTCGATCTTGGCGCGTGCCTGGGGCGTGTTCGCCCATTTCTCAAGCACACCCATCTTGCCCATGCGATCCATCGCTTCGCCCATGTCGAGGGGGCCTGAAATCGTATCGCTGGCACCAGCTCCCCGCCCTTGCGTTACCGGTGCGTGGTAGGTCACTTCAGTTCCGTCCGGGTGGCGCGCGGTCACCTGAAGAACAGGGAGCACCTTCCCCGGTGTTTGTGAGGGCATGAGCGTGCCGCTGCCGGCCGGTTGTTGCTGGTCGGACTGCGGTGGTTGTTGGTCGGACGGCTGTGCTTGTTGGCTGGGCTGCGGTGGCTGTGCGCCAGTAGCACCGGTGGCCGCATTCATTGCCGCAGTGAGCCCTTGAATCGGGTTCACTTGGGCTTGCTGTGGCTGACCCATTTGTGGTGCTGGTACAAGAGCGTAAAGACTCTTTCCCACGATTTGTGAGCCATCAGGCGCCGTGTGCCCGAGTCCTACTTGAAGCTCAGGTGACAACAGATTTCCAGCGCCGTCAATCGTCAAGCTCTGGTTGCCTGTTTGCATGCCGGCTTCCACATCAGCGATGCCCTGGCCCACTTTCGACTTGCCGTTCGGTGGCGCAAGAAAATCGGATACCGGCCGACGTGACGTGGCTTGAATGAGCCGCACCGTGTCGGCCGGGCTCAAATCATCCATGCTCATCTGACCGGCCTGGATGCGTGATGCGGTGTCTTGCGCCCATTGCTGCTCTTGCTTAACCTGTGGCTCGTAGCGCTTGCGCAGCAGAGCTGTGCGACGGGTGCTGATGTCGGTGGCCTTGCTGGCGTAAGCACTCCCCTCGCCTTGAGGGATGTTGGCGACGCCACCATATTGCGCGGCGAGACCTGCGCCGTAGATTGCGTGGTCGGATGCTTCGGTGTTCAGACCTGAGAGCGCGCGATCGTCTTCGGCGTAAGCATCCTGCTTGTCCTGGCGTGCGTTGAACCGTTGCGTTTGTTGCGTTCGCTCGGTGTCCGCCGTTGTTTGCCGTTGGTTCTCGAATTCGCGTTGCTTGCGGGCATCGTCTTGCGCGGTCGCGCGCAAACCCATGTCGAACCCTGCTTGAAGGCCCGACGCCGCTGCACCGCCGACACCCAATCCGTACATGCTTTGATCCTAGAAAAAGTTGCCAGCAATAGCGCCAAGCACGCCACCGATCACGGTGCCCCACGGCCCCGCCGATGATCCGTACATCGCTCCAGCCGCAGCACCACCAGCAAGGCCCCCGAGCGTCGAACCGAGAGCTTGGTTGCCCTGCTTGCGCTGCGTCTCCGTTTGCTTGTTCGCGACGTTGCGTTGCGTTTCCATCGCCGCGGCTGCGCCGAGTTCTTGCGTCGCTTCTTGCTCTTGGTCTTGGCCGAAAGCAGCGAGGGACGATGAACGCCCGCGCGAACCGTAGCTCGCGAGATTGGGGCCGATGCCGAAAGATGCCACGGATCAGACTCCTTGAGGTGCGGGGCTACCGAGAATCGATTGCTGGCGCTGCACGGTCAGGTCACGCGCAGTGTTTTGCGCCTGCACGTCGGCGAGCCCTTCAGTGACGCCCATCGATTTCTTCTGTGCAGCTTGTTCATCGGGTGAGAGTTGCACGCCGAGCCCTTGGAGCCGCCGCTGCGTAGCACCCTGCTGCGCATCGAATGCTTGGTGCACGCCGGTGCTCGCACCGCTCATCGCGCCGCTGACTACGTTTGGATCGGTCGCATACTGAATGAGCTTGTTCTCGACTGGCACGAAGTTGTTCACATAGTCCGACCACTGCTGTCGTGTCACGTCAGCATAGAGGTCGTTTGCGGTGAGGCCTTGCGGCCCTTTTTTGCCGAGACCATGGACGTAGTTTTGTGGAATCGCATCGGGGTTCCACCAAAGGTTTTTCGTGAGGTCACTCATCAACGACCCCCTGCGGTCGGCAACGACGTGCCGCTGTTGTTTATGCCCGTGCCTTGTGGGTCGAACGCAGCGAAGCCGTTGACATTCGAACCAATCTTGTTCATGCCCTGTTGCACGCCGAACCCGACAAGTTGCCCCCCAATGGCGGCGTCACCTGAGCGCGCGGCCAACGAAGCGGCAGCATCCGCCGACGACTGATAGGCGCTTTGCCGTGCCTGCTGCGTGAGTGAACTACTCACCACGGCCCGTTCGCCGCGACCGAGTGCCGTGAGCGCGCCAAGGCCCTGCGTGTAGGCATCATCGACAGCCTGCTCTGACATCATGTGCCCGAGGCCGGTTGAAGCTGCTGCATCGGTACCGAGGCCGGCGACGGCGAGATTCGAACGTGAAGAACCCGGAAGCACACCGCTGTTCGACAAGCCTTTCTCAAGTTGCGTGTCGGCTTTGTCAAACGACATCGCGGTGTCGGTCGAAGCTTTGCCTACCGCGAGCTTGCGTGCGGCTGAGTCAGGTGCGCCTTCTTGTTCGATGGTCTGCGCAAGACGCATCTGCACCGGCAACCACCGTTTGCGGTAGTCCGTGAGCAGATCGACGGAATGCTGAGCCAGCGCACGTTCTTGCGGTGTCTCTTGCTGTTGACCTGATTTGCTACCCATGCACAGCTCTTTCGAACGCGGTGTACCGCACTTGCCACTCAGGCATCAGCACCTTGTGCATCCCGGGTCGATGGGTGTGAAACACGAGCCTTACGGCGCCCATCTCCCTTGCGATTGCGTCAAGGTGCGCTTCGTTGCGCTGGATGGAGCCCTGCTCACCCCACGATGCGGCCATGCGCACGAAGAGTTCGAGTTCGCCGCTTCCGTAGCGATCGGGTTGCAGGCTCACCACGAGCACCCCATCACTTGAAATCAAGCACAGCGCCCGGCCTTCTCGGCAATCACGGCGCAGATCATCGCCGGCATTATCGCGCGGATCGACGCCGATTACAAAGGGGCCGATCCGCGTCCACTCAGCATCGATGTCTGCGATCGTAAAAGGAGTACCGGAGATCATGAGTGCGGGAAGGGCGCAGTCGGTACCGTGATCGTCGGGCCAGTGTACCTTGCGACGCCTTTCGTAAAACGAATTTGATCCATGTGTGCCGGCAAAGGGAAAGACCCGGTATTTGGGTATTCCATTCCGAAGCACATAGGCCCGGACGCGTCTTGAATCGGGTATCCGCTTGGTAAGCTCGCCAACACAGCTCTCGTGCCATCAAGGTAGGCCCGCAGTTCGGTTGCCTCTCTGACGATAGCAATGTGGTGCCACACCGAGTTCGAAACCACCCCACCCCCCGTGCTGCCAAGAGCACCAGACCCGTCACTTACAAAACAAGTCAGGTTTCCAAGGTATCGGTAGATTTGAACCGAGTACAACGCATTCGGAGCGGGAACTTGCGACGCGTACATTTGCACGCCCGAAATGGCATCGTGGTTTACAAAAAACTCCCAAGTGTAATCACCAGTTCCTGCTGCCCAATCTATTGAGTCTGCGAAAGACAAAGAGTCACCAGTGCCGTCGAAGTAGATGCTTGCGCCACCTCCGAATGGCGATGCGCTGGTGTCGATTTTCGTGTCACCACCCCAAGTCGGTGACTTACCGACCACATCGATCGTCGATGGTGTTGTACCGTTGGCGTACCCAGTCGAATCGCACAATAGCACCACGTTTGCGAAGAAAGGGTCTGTTGCGCCGCGAGCTACCGATCCGACAGCGCCAGCAGCACCTACACCGCTCAACGCCAGCGTTAGGCTTGTACGTTGGTTAGCGAAGAACGCAGGGCCTGCGGTAAACATCACGCGTACCCTGCACCGCCACCGCAAAGAAGAACCGACCCATCGTAATAGGCCGAGATGAAGTTCTTTGCGCCGGCTGTCGTCACCCAAGTCGGTACCACACCGCCCGAGAACTTGAAAACACTCCCAAGCGTAACTGTACGGCCGCCGGTACCGTCTTGGATCAGTTCGAAGTTCAACACCATGCCTGCGGTCATACCCGTCGGATTAGCAAGTATGAGGTTACCGTTCTGCGTGATTTGGAAGTTGTTCGAAGATGCTGCATTCGGCGTGTAAGTGCCGCTTGTCGTTGTCGTGACCGGAGTGACGCTCTGATTCTTCGTAAAGACGTTCGTGTTCCCGAGCTGTGCGCTGCTTGACGCAGCGAGCGCCATAAGTTCAGCAGCAGTGAATTGGAAAGTGAACCATTCACCCCCGATGAGCTTGTCAACCCATACAACTTCGGAACCATCGAGCGAAATCCCCGAAGGCGGGAACGGTAAGCCGTGTGCGGTAGGCATGCTGAAGTTCCTTTCAAGCCGTCAGAATCGCGCGTCCGTCAGACGTAAGCGCCGCGCGGCCCTCATTGTCGTACAGCACACTGTCGCCACCATGCGCACTACCAAGTAATCGTTTCACGAGTCCATAGCTTGCAGGCAAGAAGTCCTCATAACCGGGGTCGAACCCTTCGAGATACAACGCAGGGAAGTCAGGCGCGATGAAGATGCTCGACGCCGACACTGCGATACCCATCGGCACCGCAGTGTGGTCGTAGCTTGGATTTTGCGTAAGCCCGAGCGGGTCGATGTAGACCACACGCCCGACGACAAAACCCGTAGCACCGGGCACCGCGTAAAATCCCCGACGCTGCACCGTTACCGAACCACCTGGGCTCGCGTTGTTCGTGGCGACGCCAATCAACGCGCCTGCACGCGCCGGTAGGCTTGGGTTCGCTACCCCGACCGTATTTGGGCTGATCGCAACCACGCCTTGGCCTGCCGTGATCACCTCACCGGCCACGAACTTACCGGCATCGATGCCGGCAGCGTTTTCGAGCGCGAGTACACGCGCAGTAAGCGCGTTGATCAGGGAGAGCAACGTGCCGAACTGCGTGTTTGAAGCACTGAGCTGTTGGCCTACAGTGCTTGCGATGACTCCGGTTGAAGACTCAAGCGCCTCGATTCGCTGACGGATGTTGCTGATCGCAACGTCCAACCCCCGCGCATCGCCCGGTCGCGGGTTCGAGATTGCAGGGAACCCCGATCGTGTCATCAGGTTAGCTCCGCCACATCGTCAGCAGCTTGAAGCACACGAACTGTGTCGGTACCAAGTACTTCCATTTCGAAGGTGTTGTACGTTGCGTCAGGTGGTGTGAGCGTAAATTCGACATCACCTTCGACCACGATCTCATCGAGCATCACGCCATCGCCGTAGAAGCGAACAAGCAAGTTTCCGGTTGCGTCAATTCCGGGCCGCACCTGAGCGACCGAATACCACCCTGGGTACTCCATGAGCCAAAGTTTCGAGCGCCACCGATAGGTCATCAGCACCACCGGGTTGCCTTCGAACTCGTAAATCGTGCGTGAGTCGATGTAGGCCGGCAACTCAGGCGGCACCGGCAAACTTGGGTCGTCAGGCTCGGCGTTGTAGTCGAGCACAAGGTACATCTTGTCCTCAACCGGATCGACATAGGCCGCACTTGCGTGAAAAGCCATCTCAACGATACCGAACCCATTGGCTCGAAGATCGACGGCGTAGCACCCTCGTTGCGAGCCTGCTTCCCAGAACATGAAGTAGATGTCGTTGTGCGCGACGCTAAAAATGCTGCTTGGCGAAAGTCCTTGCCACTGCCGACGCGTGAACACAGTTTGTGTAAGGTTGCGCACTTGACCGATGCCCGCACACACCATCAAGCCGTCCGGCCCGCTGAAGACGACGCCCAAGCCGGTGATGTAGGCAAAGCTTCGTTTGCTCGACGCTGCGTGCGGCACTTCGAACTTGCTCATGCTGTAGTTCGCTGGGTCGTTACCACTCGCGACGTATAGGAAACTCTGCGTGCCGATCACCACCGTCGTGTCGATGTTGCCGATGCCAACGATGTCGGTGTCGGTGTTCAAGCGGTAAGCGATCGGCCATGCGTGCGGGTGGTTCTGCGCGCTGAAGCACAACTGGTTGCGGCGGAACCCAACCATGACGCCGTTTGGCAGCGCAAGGATGCCTTGTAGATCGGATGGTGGCAGTTCCCAAAGATCGGACTGCAACACTTCACCGAGTTCGGCATCGGTGAGCGTGTCCACGTAGTTAGCTTGATTGATCGGAATCTCGGCCACGAAGCGGTAGGCAGTACCAGTGCTGCCGGTAGCTGCACGGTAGATGCGCTTCGTCGCGATGTGGTAGTCCCCATCGACACCAGTTGGAGCACCTGTCGGTGTCGTCACCGTCACAGCGACGCCATCAGGCCGCAGGATCGTGGCGCTTGGCAAACTCGGGCCGCTCTCTTCGCCTAAGTCGTTGACGAAGGTATAGACGTAGTTCGTCGCAATGTTCGTGATGACCACGCCTGTTGAACCTGACGCCTGCACGTGGAAGTTGTCATAGTTTTCGATCAGCAGATCGTCGTCCTTGCCGCAGATCGGGCCAAACGAACCGCCATTCGTGAAAACATTCGTAGCGACCACGGTGGCGAGCTGCGCGCTACCAAGGTACAGCGCCGCGGTGATCGTCGAAGTGCCGTCTGCATTCGCGACCATGATGGCCTCGAACGAGTACCACACGCCGAGCACCCAAGTACCCCCCGGCCCTGTAGCCGTCGCAATCGTGGCACCAGCCCCAGCACCGAAGCCGCTGCCCGTGGCGATGCCAAGCGTTGGTTCCTCACCAAGTTTGCCGTAGGCAAGAATACGTGCGCCGTCCCCCGCAGCACCGCATGCGAATAGCGCTGTGATCTGGGCACCGTCACTGCCGCCCACATCGTCGATGAACGCATCGAAACGCATGCGAATGACCGAAGCGCCTTTGGTGCCGAAGTCGCGGTAGGCGAACGCAGGCCCCCCACGGTTGTTCTCCGCTGAAAGCCTGAAACTTGGCAACGGGTTGCCGAATGCCGGATCACCCGTCACGAGAGACACGTAGCCCCCCGAGTTCACCTGCGCTGAAGTCACCCAGTTCTGTGTGATGTCGGCGCAGTCATCGAATGTGTCGATCGAAAACGTCGTAGCTGTGGGGTCTATCCCAACCACAAGCGTCGGCGGCGCATCTGGCGCAGGAACACCAAGAAGACGTGTGATGATCGGATACGGCTCAGGGCCGCTGCCCGCGGGGCTGCCTGTGGCGAGCGTGAGATTCGTGAAGCGCGGTGCGTCGAGTCCGGTGAGATACGTGCGATAGGTCGTGTCCCCTGGCACCGCGCCGCGTGCAATATCGACCTTCTCATTCCACGAAAGCCAGTAGCGTCCGGCCATCAATGAGATCGTTTGCACGGGGCCTGGATTTGCAAGCCCATGCGTCAGCGAGAACTGCCGGAATGCAGTGAGATCACCCGTGTAGAGCCGCGCGTTCACCGCTGCCTGCGCCGCGTTGTCAGGCAGCGCGCGCGGGGCCATCAGCGGCACTTCACCACGGAATGCGTTGACAACGCGCGACATCAGCAAACCCCCGAAATGACCATTGTTGTGTTGAAGCCCGGACTGCCTGCGCCTGCGTAGTGCCCTAGGCCATCGCCAAGAGCGTACCAGTCAAATGTGCCCCCGGTTAGTGTGCCTGGGGAAGAAGTCCAATTGATTCCGTCAGTAGACTTGTAGCAGAAAGTTCCGTCGGTATTCAAGGCAACAAACAAACCTTGCGAGAAAAATACCGTGCGCCATACTTGACTGCTGATCAAACCCGGAAGCAATGCGCTGTACTGCCACGTTACTCCAAAGTCAGAGGAATACATGAACTTTGTATTCGTGACCAAAGGCACCGCGACAAACACGCCGTTTCCATAGGCAGATTGGTTTGCTACCGCCGGGAGTACACCACCGGCCGCCCATGTAGCCCCATGATCCGTGCTTCGGATTGTGTTAGTGTTGCCGAGCACAATGCCAATGCCGCCACCAGACACACCGCACGCCCACGAATTCGTCGTCGGCTCCGTGCGGGTTGTCCACGTCATGCCATCCGGGCTGGTGTAGATGCTTGTGCCAGAAGAAGGAACAAAAATAAAATTCGTACCGTCAAAAAACACCTCTACACAACCGATACCTATGCCCGGGGTATTTGCAGCCGTCCACACGTTCCCGTCGTTTGACTTATAAGCCGTGACACTGTTGTTGAAAACGTAAAAAATACCGTTTCCGTACGCCAAACTTTTTGGGCCAAAGCCCGCCCCATCAATATTTGGAAAAGCTGTCGCTGCCAGAGCCCAAATTACACCGAAATCGGTTGAATAAGCGATACTCGGTGTGTTCGGGCCTAGCGTTAGCCCGCCGATGACAAACGTTCCATTACCATAAGCGATGGTTTCCCACTTACTTAGCGGGGCTGTTCTCGGCGTCCACGTAGGGCCGCCAACGCAAACCACAGGCCCACTTGCCAAGTGCGGAATGCGCGCGCCAGCTGTCGCCGCAAGGCTCATGCTGCCGCCAAGTCACCGCAAAGAAGCCACGTATTCGCGCTGACCTTGATCAGCGTGACCGTAGCGTACTGCCCGGCTGTCTCGGCCATGAAGGCACTGCGGTAAAGCAGGCTGACGCCAGACACAGCAGTAAGAGCAACCGACGCAGCACCTTGCTGGAAAACCAACACGGCATCACCGTTTGCGAAGTCGCCTGCGCCGGTATCGCCAGGAATCGTGATGACTTGCTGCCCTGTAGAGCCGGTTGTACGGATGCCTGCATTCGGGTCTGTAGCCGGGGACAACACGCCGTCACCCGGAAGTACACGCCACGTGAACGTCGACGCAACTCCCGCCGTGATCGTCACCGTTTTCTCTTGCTCGCCAACGCCTCGTGTAGCCGCGAGCCCTGCGGCCACGTTCACCGTTTCTACATCCGGCCCACCAAGGTTCACACCGTTCTGCTGCCACTGCATGAACTGGGGGAACCCTTGGTCATTCGCCGTGGGAAACGGGCCAACCGGTGTGACGCTGAATGCGCTCATGCTTGAACCTCAGACAATAAACGCACGCGGTCGCACGCGCTGTGGGCCAGTGTTGTAGTGGCGTTGCGCTTCGGCTTTACCATTCGCAATGCTCGCCCGGAAAGCTTTGCCGTAGCCTTGCGCCAACACAGGGTTGTTCCACGGCATGCCTGGGATCGTCAACAGGTACTCGAGAGCCCCGGCCTCGATGTCGTTGCTGTATTTGATCAAGGGAGACTCTGGAACCTGCACCGCACCTTCTTTCGGCGCAAGGATCAGAGTGATCAACAAACCGTAATCTTTTGCGGGGGTCGGGTCGACAGCGAATTGCGCTTCAGCGATGTACTGGTAGCGTACTGGCATGCCCGGCCGCATGTTCGCGTCCCATTGGCCCGAGTCACTCGGTACGATGGGCCAGTACTGGATCCCCTGACTTTGGTTTTGCGAACCCTGCATCGCAAAGATGCCCATGACGTCAAGGTACGGGTCGTTGCCAAGTGCGTACTGACGCACGCTTGCACGAAGTTCGCCGGGCAAGTTCTCACGAAGCCATTGCGTTTGCTGGCACCACTCACGTAGCGCGCGCACGTAAGCGCGCCGCAGTGTCGTGGTCGGAGTCTTCCGACAAACCTGCGCGATGTTCACGAGCTGGTCGTTGACGTTGACCATGTTCATGAAGTCGTCCCTTGCTGCGCGGTGACGCGTGGCGCTGCGGCAATCTGTGCTTGGCTCTTGAGACCGAGCAGCTGGCCCCATTGCTGCATGAAACCGCTGCTCTTGGTGAGGTCTTGCCGCTTGCTGTTCTTCGAGTACGCTTTCGCGAGCACGAAGTTCAACAGCGCCGTGTGGTAACTCGACGGCACTGGTAGCTCTTCTTCGGGGTACATGATCTGAGGCGGCACAGCGCCGTAGAGAAGCTCGATGCTGCTCGTGCCGTCGCTCGGTGGAAATACCGTGAACCGGCGCGGGTTGCGCGGGTCTGCGGTGTAGTGCTCGATCACTGTCTCTTGCGTGCCAGCGGGCCAGAATCGGCTTGCTTCATCGAGCAAGCCCTCATCCACTTGAGTGACGATCCGGCCGCTTGCGTTGCGCGTGATCTTGAGCAGCGCCACACCATCCGCGGGCAAGTTCTGAAGCACACCAGCCACCAGCGTCACGAAGTTCTGAACGGTGTAGAAGTCGGGCTTGACGAACGCCGTCGTACGCATCGCCTCGTTCAGATACCCGAGCAAGTCGGCGGCCGGCCACGTCCGATGCGTTCGATCGAGCAGCAAGCTCGCGGCTTCGTCAAGAATCGTGGCGGCTGCGATGCTCACGCGAGATCAGCCTCTTCGGTTTTCGAAGCAAGTGCAGCGACTTTCTTGCGCAGAACTGCCAGTGGAAGCGACGGATCGAGCGCTTCGCCGTAGTTCTCCATCGCAAACACGAGCATCTCGTCTTTGTCGGCTTTGCCGATGTCGAACGGTGCTTCATCGGCGGTGCTGTCAACGACACGCTGCACCTTGATCTTCTTCACACCAGCGACCCAGCTCATGCGATCCGGCAACGACGCTTTCAAGTCACCGGTGTAAACACGGTAGTTTGGGTGCACGCGCAACCGCGGTGTATTAGGCATCAGTCGGCCGTCGTTGATGTTGATGACCATCGGATTCGTCCGATCCTGCCGGCGCTTTGTACGGCCTTGGGCATCGATGAGATTCTGCTCTTGCTGCTCAGTGATCATGGGTGGCTCCGTTTGATCAAGGGTTGCGGAAGTTTACTTCTTCGGCTTGAGGGCGGCGAACTGCTTCTTGTCCATTGCCTTGTCGGCCTTCGAGCCTTCTTTCGTGCCCTTCGAGTCTTTGTCGTACTTCGATTTCTCGAAGTTCTTCATCGACTTGGGCATTGCGGTCTTCTTCATCTCATGTCTCCTTGAAAAACCGGCGCCACGAAGGCGC